GCCAAACTGGTTGCAACAATTAAAAAGCAAAACACTACAGAAAAAGAAAAACAAAAACTTACTGCGGCTGAATTAGCCGACAAAAAGAAGCAGGCAGAGCTTGATGCCCTTAAAAAGAATTTTGACATCGATCGTATTAACCTTGAAACAGCCCTAGCCAATTCCAAAGATGAGGCCGAAAAGGCGCGTATTCGCAGCCTGCTAACCATTATGGATGAAGATGCCAATGGCGCTGCTAAACGCATGGCAGAATTAGACACAGCCAACGCAGCCAAAATGAAGGCAGAATTGGCAGCCGCCGATACCCTAAAGTATTTGGCACAAGAAGCAGAGCGAGCAGCCAGGGGCTTGGCATCAATCGGCAACCCAAGTGGTAATTACAACTACACACCAAGCAGCCCATCCTTTGTTTATGAGCCGCCAATGGTTAGCAATATGCCGGAAGCAGGCAACCCACAAGGTATTTATGACTACAGCCCTAGTAACCCATCCTTTACCTATTCACCACCTAGCGTAAATAATTTTACAATTAACACACCACTTGGCAGCGAGGATTATTTAACTGAAGCCATGCAGCGTGCTTTGCAAAAACTTAACCGCTATGGAGATAGCACAACCTTTGCAGGGGCGTTGTAATGGCAGTACCAACGCTTAATGCTTTTATTAACTTTGGAACTGGGCCAAGTTTTGCCCAAGCCTTTATTATTGGCCAAGGCATATTGGGTACAAACATTTTGGCAGATAACGCTGCTTTAATTGTTGATGTATCAAACCAAGTTGATGGAATAAATACACGGCGAGGCCGTAACGCTGAAGCCGATCAATTTCAAACTGGTACATGCACCATGCGAATCGTTGATCAAACTGGAGACTTTAACCCACAAAACACAGCATCTCCATATTTTGGCCTTTTAAACCCCATGCGTAAATTACAAATTACTGCCACTTTTAATGGTGTTACTTATCCTATTTTCAGCGGTTTCATTACTGGCTACCAAACCATCACACCGCAAGAGTCAAACGACAACGTAACTTACACAACCATTACAGCCGTTGATGCTTTTAGGCTTGCACAAAATGCACAGATTTCTACGGTGAGTGGAACAAGCGCAGGTCAATTAAGTGGCGCACGGATCAATAACCTTTTAGATGCCATATCTTGGCCTAGCACCATGCGTGATATAGATGCTGGCCAAACAACTGTGCAGGCAGACCCCGGCACAGCTCGTACAGCCTTGGCGGCTTGCCAAACCATAAGCACTAGTGAGTACGGCAGTTTTTACGTAGATGCCACTGGGTCATTTGTATTTCAAGATCGGGCGCTAACTTCATCAAGCATTGCGGCTACGCCTACAGTTTTTACCGATGACGGATCGGCTGGCTTGCTTTATTTTGATGCCGCATGGGTGCTAAATGACGTGCTTATCTACAATCAGGCCAATATAACAAGAAGCGGTGGAAGCACCCAAGTGGCTGAAAATGCCGCCAGTATTGCCAAGTACTTTTTACACAGTTACACCCAAACCGATCTACTTATGCAAACCGATGCCGTGGCCTTGGACTACGCCCGGGCTTACGTTGCCAGCCGTGCAGAAACAAGCGTGCGCTGCGATTCCATAGTGCTTGACCTTTACACCCCAAATTACGATTCAGGCATAATTGCAGCTCTTACCCTTGATTTTTTTGACCCAATAACCGTTACTACCACGCAGCCAGGATCAAGCAGCCTTAGCAAAACTTTGCAAATTTTTGGCGTGGCTATGACGATTAACCCGAACAAATGGCGCGTACAATTTACTACGCTTGAACCTATTATCGACTCGTTTATATTGAATTCCACACAATATGGCGTTTTAGACACTAGCACTTTAAGTTACTAAAGGAGATAAAGATGGCAGCACCACTAGGGTATAAGGATTTCACTACAGGTGAGGTACTTACGGCTAACGATGTAGATGGCTACCTTATGCAAGGCATTTGGGTATTTGCCAATGCCACGGCTAGAGATGCAGCCGTAACATCACCACAAGAAGGTAATGCGTGTTACCTTAAAGACACCGATGTAATTATGGTTTATACAGGATCAGCGTGGGCAACCCAAAGCGCATCTAATCCAATATCCGCAAACATAGTAGACGCTAAAGGCGATTTAATTGCTGGTACAGCGGCAGATACCGTTGCGCGGTTAGCCATTGGTACAAATGATCAAGTTTTAACGGCAGACAGTACAGCCGCAACAGGTATGAAATGGGCAACAGTTAGCGGTGGCGCTAGTGGGCCAGCGTTTCAGGCTTACAGCACGCCAACGCAAACGGTATCAAGTACAACCAATACAAAAGCAACAATGACCAATGAGGCTTTTGATACAGATAATTGTTTTGCATCAAGCCGCTTTACACCTACTAAAGCCGGTTATTACTTAATTACAGGATCAATTTCTTATACAGCAAGTGGTAGCACTACATGCAGAGTATTGATATATAAAAATGGTTCTAATTATGGTACTTGGAATTCAATGAGCATAGGCCCTGCAATCGCTAACCCGACTTTGGATAATACAGTTTTAATGTATTTAAATGGTTCTACTGATTACGTGGAGTTATACGGCTGGAGCAATACAGCATCACCAGAATTTTATTCATCAACTATGCAGGGAGTATGGGTACGCTCATGAGTTTATATGAAAAAATAATTGCAGCATTTCCCGAATTGGCAGGCAACATTGATTTAGATCGTTTGGGTATTGTTATCCAAAACGACTCAGACGGTTCAGGTGATTACGTAGCGCAGTGGGATTACACAAAGCCTTTGCCCGATGATCTAAAGGGTTATTTACGTTGAGTTTGCCAAGCAGTTACAACGGTTGGCCTGCAAGTAAAGACCCTGCAGAGATTGAAATAAGATCATTTGCAGTTAAAGGCACAACGCTAAAAATCCGTTGCGCCAAAGATGCTGGCCTTTTACTGTCTGCGTTTGCGGCTGAGTTTCACACGCTGATTGAACCCATTGATGCCGGGGCGCTTGACGATTGGGGCTACTGCTTCCGCATGGTACGTGGCACAACCGACAAACTAAGCAACCACAGCTCAGGCACAGCCATTGACCTAAACGCTACAAAACATGCCTTAGGCAAGGTAGGTACATTTGATGCAGCCAAAGTGCCAATGATCCGCGCCCTAGCCAAGAAGTATGGCCTTACTTGGGGCGGCGATTACCGCAACCGTAAGGATGAAATGCACTTTGAAATTGCCATAACCAAAGAAAAAGCAATAGCCCTAGCCAAAAAATTGGAGTTAGTCCATGCCTAAATCACAACAATTTACAGTTACAACTACGGCGCAGATAGTTGTGCCTGCCCTTATTGGCGATCAAAGTGCCTATTTACATGCTGGAAGTTCCGCGGTTTATATTGGTGGAGCAGATTTAACTACTGCCAATGGTTATCTAATGGATCACAAAGACAAATTATCGCTGCTCATTGGCGATCATGAAGCGTTGTATGCAATAACAAGCAGTGGCACGGCAACCCTGTACGTGCTAAGCCAAATCAACTAAGGGCGCTAAGGAGCAACATGAAACAGCAACTGCAAGCAATAGCCCTAAGTTACGGAAGAGCTGCGGCAGCAGCCGTAGCAGCTCTATACATGGCAGGGGTCACTGACCCACGCACACTGGCCAATGCCTTTTTGGCAGCAGCCATAGCCCCGGCGCTTAAAGCCATTGACCCAAAAGCAAAAGAGTTTGGCGTAGGCCATAAGTAATGCGCAAACTGGTAGGGGCAGTGGCCTTAACGCTGCTCCTATCGGGCTGCGGCTACCAGGGATGGGTTAGGTATGAGTGCCAAGAATACGAAAACTGGGGCAAAGATGAATGTAAACCACCTGCCTGCGAAGTGGTGGGTACATGCACCAAGGACTTACTCCCAAAGGACGTATATGAAACGCCTAACGCCTGAACAGTTACATGCCAGGCTTATTGTGTTCATTGGCTGCACCCTGGCCTTAGTGTTTGCCTTTTGTGTTCTAGGCATGCTTTACGCCCTTATTTTTGTAACTCAGCCTATAAGCAACCAAGCCCCGAATGACCGGGCTTTTATTGACCTGCTAACCACGCTAACCATATTTTTAACAGGCAGCCTTGGCGGCGTACTAGCCAGCAACGGCCTTAAATCTAAGCCTAAGCCACAGGATGAGGAAATAAAACCTTAAAGTTTGGCGTGTCTTTCCTTGCCTTATGTCGGTGGTGCGCTTTACCCTTTTAGTAATGGTTGGAAGGCCAGGATAAAACTAAACTAAGGGGCTAATATGAATATAGAAACAATGTTTGCGTGGGTTATGTTGTACACGCTAGGCATAGCGGTTGTTTTTTACACCATGGGTGTAACGGCAGGCCGTAAGGATGGATACCTACGTGGCCGCGCAGCAGGTATGCGTATTGCTATGGATCGCCAGGTAAGCAAATGATAAATTTTGACGAGTATGAAGATGTAAATGCTAGGATCAAACGCTTTAGATCTGCACACCCAGTTGGCCGCATTGAAACCGACATTGTGCAATGCGACTTAGACAAAGGTTATGTGCTTATTCGCGCCCGGGTTTACCGTGAACATGAGGACATTGTGCCAGCGGCAGTTGATTACGCTTTTGGCCATCAAGCCTTTTACCGCGAAAATATGAAACGCTGGTATGTCGAGGACACTACGACCAGCGCCATTGGGCGCGCCATAAGCCTGCTTATGCCAGCCGAGGTTTCTAGGGCTACAAAGCAAAATATGGATCAGGTAGAAAACGCGCCAATAGTGGACGTATGGGCAACCGTACCTGCCAGCGAAGGCTCAGCCGTGTCCATTGGTTCAGCCGTTGAAATGCTTAAAACCCAATTAGGTGGCGAAATTACAGAAAGCCAGCCAACCTGCCAGCATGGTCGGCGCATTTGGAAAGAAGGCGTAAGCACCAAAACTGGTAACGCCTACAAAGGTTGGGTTTGTGCTTCTCCTACAAAGCCACAATGCCCTGCGGAATGGGTGAAATAATGAGCGATGAAACTTTCATTAACAGTGTAAAGCAGTTGGATTTTGCCGTTTCTATGCTTGAAATGGTTTTAAACCAAGCACACGAGGATGACAGGACAACCCTGGAATATGGCGCAATTCGCATGAGCCTAAATGCACTTTTAAGCGCATCAGAGGACAGGGAAAAATGCCTACTACGTATTCATGCCAGGTTGAACAAAATCATAAGCGAGGTTAAACCAAATGGGTGACTTTGAAATGGTAAACCTAGAAACAGGCAAGCGCCTACGCATTGAACGTGACGGCACAGAGCTGCGTGATGAAGTCGTGCCACCAGCCATTGAATGGTGTGACAAAGGTCAGCATTTTGCAGCCAAACTAGGTGGCCGTGACGATTACGGCATTTTATGGGTTTGCTTGGCCTGTCAATGAACCGCGTGGTGCTTGACTACGCGCAAGAGATTGAAGCACACCAGGTTGGCTTTGCCCGGGTTTACGCCCTTAAAGGCCGCCCCGATCATCCAGGTAGGTTTAACAAAGGTATAAGCCTGCATGAATTCATTGCTGAAAATGCTGAAGCCGTAGGCGCAGAGATGGCAGTTGCACAATTCTTTGGCGTACGTGGGTTTAAGCCCACATTAAACACCTTTAAAAATGAAGCCGATGTAGGCGGCAGGCTAGAGGTGAAGTGGACAAAGTACGACAATGGAAGCCTGATCATAAATAAAACAGACAGGCAACAAGATGTGGCTGTATTAGTCACAGGCCGTAGCCCGGTTTACCAGCTCGCAGGTTGGATACCAGTAAGCATGGCAAGGCAGGCCATATTTCACCACAGGTTGCAAGATAACTACTGGGTTACACAGCGCGACCTATTCCCTATTACAGACTTAAGGAGTAGCACTTATGGCAACAGCATTGACTAATTGCCGCGTTTGCAAGAAAACACAAAAGCACAAAATAGTTGTAATTACAGACACGTTGCCACCTGATGTACATGTGCTGGAGTGCATGGGTTGTGGGGTGTTGGGGGTGTCCAAACTTCAAGTTGAACCTGAGGATGAACCTGACCCAAACAAACTAATGGATTGGATGCACACCTGCCCTTGTGGGTATTCGCTGAAGTCGGCTTATGCTTTCTTGGATGGCCAAAAAGAAGTTAGCAGGATGCTAGTGGCACACATAAAGGCTTTTCATGTAAAGGCCAACGCAGATGAGTGAAACGTTGTTTAACATGGTTAGTGACAGCACCACAACCGATGACTATTACACGCCTAAATGGCTATTTAACGCCCTAAACGTGGAGTTTGATATAGACGTGTGCGCCCCGGCGCAGGGCATACCTTGGTTGCCAGCCAAGCGTTGGTTTAGCCAGGCAGATGACGGCTTGGCACAGGATTGGGGTGGCCAGTTTGTGTGGATGAACCCACCATTTAGCAAGGCCACACCATGGGCGCATAAGTTCATTGAAAATGGCAACGGCGTAGCGCTTATGGTGGTTAGCCGTAGCAGGTGGTTTGCAACCATGTGGGAACGAGCTGATGCCATAGTTTCCACACCTTACGATTTGGCTTTCCACAGGCCTGATGGGTCAAATAAACAGATAAGTTTCCAAACCTTCTTGTTTGCCATAGGGGAAAAGGGCTGCGAAGCCCTGAACAATGCCAAGATCAACAGGGTACGGTGAACAACCTATGAAACGATATTTGACATGGCCAGTACGCTACAAACGCGCTAGCGAGCCGCGCTGCGGTATGGCTCGCCTGCGTTTACTAATGCTATTGGGGGCGCTATCTGTAATTACAGCGGCATCCATAAAACCTGCATATTCAAGTGATACTGAACTATATAAGTTATATGCACACATGAAAGTACTAGACGATAAGCAATATAGGTGTTTGGTAATACTTTGGCGTTTAGAGTCACAATGGAATCCAAAAGCCCGGAACAAACAAAGCACAGCCTTTGGTATTCCACAGCTCTTAAAGATGAAAGAAACCAACCCTTTCAAGCAAATAGATTTAGGGCTTAAATACATCGATCATCGGTATCAGGGTGACAGTTGCAAGGCCTTGGCCACACATAAACGTAAAGGCCATTACTAATGAGTACCAAAGCAGGCAACCACAGGGGCAAGACAGCCTACAAACGAGCCAGGCTATTGGTATTAAGGCGTGACAACTACACTTGCTTCTATTGCCAAGGTGAAGCAAACCAGGTTGATCATGTAATTCCATTGGCTATTGATGATTCATTGCACAATGCTATTAACATGGAGAATTTGGTAGCCTGTTGTGGTGATTGCAATAGACGTAAAGCAGCCAAGCCTATGCGTGTTTTTTTAGCCACTGCGCCTAC